TTGCGCAACATATCGAAGTCACCGGCGAATGGTTAAAGATTATCACCGTCGATTATCAGCAGAACGCGCCATACTTTTGGGCAGTCGTAAGGGCATGGAACGGATCCAACGGAACGCACGGCATCGAATACCGATTTTTCAATAACTGGTATGAACTCGACGACCTGCAGAAAAAACACAAAGTCATTGCCACCGCGTTAGGCGTCGACGTCGGTTTCCAGCAGCCGGAAGTTTTGCAGAACTGCGCGAACATCCAAATGCCCACGCGCTGCAGCCTGGGGGACTCTATTCAAGGCCAGTTGCCCGAGTGCATCGGCTGGACTCCAATGAAATCTTTCGGCGGAAAAAAGCTAATGCGCGATGACGCCACCGGGCTTTATCTGCCCTACCGGATCAAACGGGATCAGGACCCCTACGCGGGAACGGATTTGGCAAAAACGATGCGCATAGAGTTGCTCGAATGGTTGAATGATGTCTTTTTTGACATGCTCGAGAACATCCGCGCAGGCAAGACCGGATTGGCCTGGACGATAAGCCCCGAGATGGACACCGAAGAGTATCACAAGCATTGGGCCGGTGTGCATCGGGTGTTCGAGCGAGGCGACCCGCGCGCCTACAAATGGAAGAAACGGGACTCGCGCTGGCCGGAACACATCGCCAAATGCGAGGCAATGAATCTGGTTATGGCCTATCGGCTGCAGCTGATCAGCTTTGAAGCCATCGCCACGAAGGAGAATAAACCGAAGGAAGAAACACCATGCCTGGAAACCTCGAAATCACTTTGACCGTTCAATGGCGAAAGGTCGACCCGACTGGAGAGAATTGCGCTCTCTGCCGCGATCCTATTTTCCTGGTGCAATGGGAACCGCGGTTTTACATGAACGGGAAAGAACTGGTCCCACACGACAAAACGGAAACCGTCGGGCCATGCCTATGCCAGGCTTGTTATGAAGGACTGAACCAAACCATATGAGCCCTAAAACCCTTCAATACCTAAACCGCCACGTTCCGAGCGCGTGCCACATGCAGCCGCGCTTTGTCCTCGACATCGGATCAGCCAACCTTACCGGAGGCGCTCGATCCTGGTTTACCGATCACGGCTACCACTACACCGGCGCCGATATCGAAAAAGCCGAAGGCGTTGACATCCTCATTGATAAATCGTGTGTCTGGTCACTGGCGGAGCGGTACGACTACATTGTATCGCTCAACACGTTTGAGCACGTTGACAAGCCCTGGATCCTGGTCAAGACGATGGCCGAGCACCTGAAGCCGTTCGGAACCATGCTGATCGTTGCCCCGTTCTCATTCCCGTTTCATCGGCACCCCGTCGACTGCTGGAGGTACACGCCCGACGCCATGGCCGCGCTCGCGCACATTGCCGGGTTGACCCTCGTCACGTCGTATCTGAGCTATGAAGCATCGGCCACATACGGGACCGCCTCTGACATTGTTTGGCTCCTGAGACGCCGGCGGATCCGAGCCGCGCTCCGGACAATTCCGCAATGGCGCACCAGGCCTCCGGCTTGGCATTGCGTTGCCGTGATGCGGAAAGGTCAGCTGTGAACGCCGTCACTTTTTGCGCTGCCATCGGCTGCGCGCTAACTTGTGCAATTATAATTTTCCTGATCGTCAAACTGGGATCATGAAACGCCGGTATTTCTTCCAGCAACTTGCCTCCGGACTAATCGCCGCGGCTGCCCCGGCGCTATTCCTGCCAAAGCTGGTCAAACCGCAGTGGAGAGCACCGAAGCCGAAATATAAGGCGCTTGGGTTTCGTTGCTATGAAATCAGATTGCCCACGTTGCTCTACAAGTGAAAACCGCGGACACCATCACGCGCAAAGAGTTGGCCGGACTAACCGGGGGGAGAATAAGCGAGCGCACGCTGATCTATCGTGAGCGCGAATGGGGTTTCCTGGAGGCTAGGGTCAAATACAGCCGGAAACCAATCCTTTACCGGAAGCTCAAGGCCCTGCTGATACTTCGTGGATTGTTAGAGTTGTAATAATGGTCAGAGTTGTTACATAGATTAGTTGCACTTTATCTGGATACAAGCGGTAGTAGTCATGATTGGACATACCGCTAGAGACGCTGGCTTTTTGGTGGGACAACGCCTGGGAAGATGCTCCCGAAGGCGCCAGCACCTTTTACGAACAGCTTCGAGCCGAGGAGCGCAAGGTAGGCGAGCTATTCAGCCAAGGCGCTCTTGCCTCAGTAGGCAAAAACTCCGCCAGCCAGGCATACCGCGGCCCTGGAGTTGGATCTTTCACCCCCGCCCAAATTCAAGCCGGTTTTCGTTGGCTCATTAACCTGTACAAGCGGGTTCAGCTCGAGCTGACAAACGAAGTAGCGACCAACGACCCACAGGCGCCCGTTGGCGGAGCATCCGAGGCGAACATTTACGCCCGCGGCTACATCGTTCTAGCCAACCCCATCACCGAGTATCAATCCGACATAACGGATCTGCTCCTGCCGCCCACCCTTAGCGCCCCGCAGCCGGTGAATCTGCCATGATCAACGGGATCGCCAGAGCGGTTTACGGAGCGGCCAAGACGCTGGCCGACAGTTTTCCTCGTTCGAACCTGGTTGGCCGGGTCTGGCGAGGCGTTAAAAACTGGTACGAAGCCGGCTGGCCATTCCTGGACGGCGGCCGCGCTTACATTCCATCGCTCATTCAGGACGCCCGATGGGACCAAAACTTTGTCACCCGGCGGGAAATGATGCGCCGAATGAGGTATTGGAGCCAGAACAGCCCGCTACTGGAGTCAATGCTATCGGTTGGCGAGCGGTACACGGTCGGAACGAGCGGCTTGCATGTCTCTTTTTACCCCGTCGACGATTGGCAGACCGCCATTGACACCGCCAAAGGCGGAGACGCCGCCGCGGAGGATGACAACGAGGATCCCTGGTACGAAAACGCGGAACTGGTCGTAAAGGAATGGTTTAAAGACTGCGGTTGGAACGGTGAGAGCATGTCCCAATTGCTCAAGGTCGGATACCGGGATCAGAGGGTCGACGGTGACATATTTTTTATCAAAACGAGGAAGCGCGGTCAGCTTCAGCTCTCGAAAAACCAAACAATCAACATTTCCAAGCCGGCCCTGCTCATGGTCGAAGCGCACCGCGTAGAGACCCCGTTTAACGAGTGGGCCAAGGAAGGCCGAGAGATTGTCGACGGAGTTGCGTTCCGTGAAGTCAACCAGGACGGGCAAATCCTGATGGATAAGATCGGTTATCACATCCGGATTGGCTTTGGCGCCTTCGAAACTGAGTCAAGGTGGATCCTGGTGCGTAAGGAAGACTGCTGGCACATCTACAACTCGCACCGGGCCAACCAATTTAGAGGGATATCCGATTTCTACTCCGTTGAGGACCATTTAGGGAAGCTCTTTGAACTGGTCAAGATGGAGATGCGCGCGCAGGACACCCAATCCGATTGGGCTGTTCTGATCAAGAACGCCGCCGGCCAGTTGCCGCCCGATCCGAAAGTTGCGATGGCTGCCGCGGCTCGAGGGCAGAACCTGCCAACCACCGCGATCGACCCGCAGAAGCTTACTGAAATCACAAACTTTTACCGGAAGATCTACGGCGGGAACACAAAGGCGCTCAAGCTGGGAGAAGACGCCGAGATGAAGGCGCCCATGCGGCCCTCTGAGGCAACCTTACAGCTTTGGGAATACCTGATTAACGCGGTGTGCGCCGGCGGCCACGCGCCCCGATGTTTAACTTTCGGCAAACTTTCGGCCGCTTCAGCCAAGGGACAGGGCACAGAAGTCAGGGGAGACTTGGACAACGCCGATAAATTCTATAAGGGCGATCATGAAAAATGGGCCCAATTCCTGCAAGGCGCCGTTATTTGGTTTCTGGAGTGGGCGATCAAGAACGATCCCCGGGTTGCCGACCCGCCGGCCAGTTGGCGGAATTGCATCCACATCCAGCAGCCCGAGAGTTGCAATGTCGACGTAGGGCACACCACCCAAGCCGCTTTGATGCTCTTGGCCGCCGGCGCCTCAGACTATGACGCCATCCTGGGACCGCTGGGGGTTTCCTTCCATACCGTAATTCGGAAGCTACGCCGCCAACAACGCCTGATCAAAAAGTATGGCGTTGAAGTCACCTTGCCCGGGCTTCTCAAAGGCCAGATCCCGCTAACCGGGACCAAACCGCCACCAACCGACAACGAACCAGCCGAAGCGATCGCCGCATGAATGCAACCAACGTCAAAGCAGCCCTAACG